TGCCCAACTGATACTGAGGATGGTCAACGTCATTGCACTCATTGCAAACCTTCAGACCTGTTGGCTTCTGGTTGACAACTTGCCAAGTAAGATCTTTCAGATCATATCTCTGATAACAACGATCACAAAAAGCATATGCTTTATTGCCTCTTGCAAACTTGACCGCCATAAATCGCTACCTCACGGGTAAGAAGACCAAGGCACAAACCTAGCTGGTTCACGCCCACGGTCTTCATCTGAGGCAAGCTTCCACTGCTCCTCATAATCGGCCTTGAGGATCTGCAACCTCCCTGTGGCTTCTGGCCGCTTCAGAGCAATCTGATACGCCAACGCAGCCGACAGTGCCGGAACAAACCGGACAGGCATATCCATGACATCGGTGGCAGATGTGGCATCCTGAATACGCCTCATCGTCCAGTATAGGATGGTGTAAGGAAGATCCGGCACAGGCCAGAGGGTGTACTCAGGATCAACCTGACGGTTCACATAAATCTGAAGCGGGCGACCTGGGGTGTTCTTGTTTGGCAGGGTGGCATAATCCCCCACTCCAATACGAGACACCGTGTAATCGAGAGCAGATCCGCTGGTATTCACCCGAATCATGGTCTCGATAATATCAATGGTATCAGCAGGCAATGAATACGTCTTAACCCCAGGTGTTAAGACCAGGGTATTCTCCTGAACGGTCCAGAGGTTCAAGCCCCTATTGGACCACTCAGCCGAGATCATGTTTAGGGACCGACGAGCCGTGCGGAAATCATAACCCGTCCGGGCTTCAAGGCCCGCGCGTTCATACGCCTCCTCAATGAGGTCAGCGATGTCGAGATTCCAGACTGCGGTGCCAGAGGTTGTCATTACTTCTTCTTCCCGCTGGGAGTTATGGGCCAACTCTTACGGGCTGGTCCAGTTTTCTTTTGAGCCATGGTCGCCTTCTGGCTCGATGACATCTTGGCAGCAGCGGCAGCAGGACGGCAAGCGGGATACCCCCGCTTTGACTTCTCAGAACCGCTACGCCCGCAAGGCTTCCCGGTCTTTACATCAACCCACTTCTCACCAAACCACTTGCCGAGACCGCCCTTCATTTCTTTGTGACCCTGTTATCAGGCCCACGCCAAGTGCCACCCTTCTTCTTGTACTCCTTTGATGCCCAGGCATTCGCATAGGCAGAGGGGTACACATCGAACTTGGCCTTGGCGGCACTCTTTGCCGCAGCCCATAGCTTTGGGTTCTGCGGCTTTACCCGCCCACCCTCTCTCATACGGGAGGCTTCAGAAAGCGCAATCGCCACAGCTTGCTTCCGGTTTGTCACCTTCTGCCCGCTGGATGATTTAAGGTCGCCTTCCTTAAACTCCCGCAGAACCTTTCGAATTTTCTCCGGCTTCTTCAAATCATCCGGCCCTTGGTTTTGCCGCGCTGGGCAACACCATCACCGCGAGTCATGCCGCCAGCGGCCATTCCCTTGGGCTTTAGACCAATGGACTTCATCTTCTGAGCATAATCAACTTTAGCCAAAGCAGAAGTCTTTCCATAACCTATAACATCTTCAGTTGATCCATAATGCGGTTTCACCATTCCGCCTTTTTTGTATTCCTGCGCTTTATGCTTCTTCATACCGCCGCCACTTCTAACAACTTCATTCATAAACAACGACGCATTCTCACCGCGACCCAAAGATTCTTCTAGTTCTCTGGTTGCTTGGTCCTCGGAGGCATTTCTTTTGGTTTCTTCTTGGTCAAAAGCGCGACGGCGGCGTCTTTCTTCAAGCTGTGTTTTAGCCAATCCACGCATTGAGTTTCCAGCTTGAGCAGCATACCCAAGCCTATTAAGTTCAGCATCACTAAGTTCTGAAATATTACCGCCCTCAGCCATCTTCTTTTTAGGGAGGATCTTTTTCATTTTAATCATCGCTAAATCATCCTTCCTTTAGTCTTGCCGCGAGAAGCAATCCCGTCACCACGGGTGCAGCCGCCGCCAGCCATCTTCACGGCCCCACCCTTAGCCATACGCCGGGGAGGCATAGGCGGGGGAATGGGCGGAAGGGGCATAGGCTCACGGGATGGCCGCATCATACCGCGAGGAGGCGTAATGTCCTCTTCATAGGATGGGATCTCAACTGGCGCACGGCGGCGCACAGCAGGCTCCTCACCACCCGGCAGGGTGCGGGGGCGGAAGTTACGCATCCCAGGAGGGGGCGTCATGTCTTCTTCATAGCTTGGGGCAGAACGAGCGCGACCCCCATCAGCATATTTCTTTTTCATACCATTCGACCTTTCGTTTTGCCGCGAGAAGCGCAGCCATCACCACGCCGAGAAGCAGAAGGAGCCTTAACGGCGCCACCTTTAGCCATCTTCTTCACCTTGCCACCCTTCTTAAACCCAAGCGACTTGCCAAGCTGACGAAGGTCTTCACGGAAATTACCCGTGCTTGGGCGACCTTCCCCGGTCTCATTGGTGCGGCGCAGGCCAAGGCGCTCCAAGAAAGAACGCTCGGCGGGAGGCTGAATGTCCCCGCCTTTCATTATGTCACCCAACTGATTGCCAAGGGCAATCCGATCAAGCTCACGCTGATTGAGTGCATCCGCTGGAGATGGAGTTGCGGTCATGCGGGTATTAGGACGATTACGCTGACGTTGCCGCTCCATCCTCGTCCGAGACATAGCTTCCTGAATTTCATCTGGAGCAAAGCTTGTCCCTGGCGCAGGAATGTTCCCTGGCATATCTGCATTCTGCATATCCTCCGCGCGCATGATCCCCTCACGCGCACGTTGAATATCAGCCTGAGATACGGGAGGAATGTTCCCCGGCATATCTGCCTCTTGCATGGCATTATACCGCATGAGGTCATCTCGCGCTCGACGAACAGATGCCGCGCTTGGGCCAGATGGAATGTTGCCCGGAACATCCGCCATTTGCATATCAGACATGGCAGCGCCACGCTGAACAGCAGGAGGAACGCGAGTAGAGGTGCGAGCAGCAGCAGCCCTTCGAGCGCGAAGTTCTTCTACCGGAATGTTAAGGCGATAAGCTTCTTGCAGATCCGCCCTTTCATTCGTTGGCAAAGTGCCTTCATCGCGCATCCGGCGATATTCGCGAACATCTAGTCCGCGACGATACGCCTCCCGAACATCATCTGCCATTAGATGAACTTCCCTTTGGTCTTGCCCTTGGTCTCAACGCCGCCACCGCGAGCCATGCCGCGAGGACGCACGGGATTGATTGTTTGAGAAGTTGGTCCGCCAGCACCACGGCTCGGCATCATGCCAGAGGGCTTGTTCATGCCTTGAGGCAGCGCGCCACCCGTAGCCATCTTAACCTTACCGCCCTTCTTCATGCCTTCGGACTTCTCTTCCATCTTCTCGGCACGGGCAATCTCTTTGCGGATAAGCTTCTTGTCCATGGCAGCATCAGCATGGGCCATGCCGCCCTTCTTCATGCCGCCCGGACGCATGGCGCGAGAGCCAAACTTAGGCATATCCATGCCACCCATATCGGGCGTCATCTTTGGCATCTTGGGCTTCTTCATACCGTTCATGATTGATCTCCTGTCATTTCAAAGGCTTTGGATTCACATTCATCAGTGCGACGAAGCCAGCCACGCCCAAATGTCTCAAAGGCTTTCAGCCCTTTATAGAACAAACGGCGCTGTTCAGAGAAGCAAATTATCATCTGCTTCACTGGTACTTGCGTAACCAAAGCCATGGTCTTCGGGCCAATAGCTCCGTCTTCTACTGCCCCAACGCAACGCTGAAGGATCTTGGCCGCGCGACCCACGCCACCATTCACGGCAAGGTCAAACACCACCAGATCAAGCCCGGCACCCAGGTCATCACACCTAGCCTTATCCCAATACCGAGTTTTGTAGAGGTCCATAAGGTGCTTGTCTGGAATGTTCCGCAGTTCATCCTTGCTGGCATCCCGGCCAAGGTATTCCCTATAAACCGCAAGGGTCACGCCTTTCATAGTGGCTCCGCCCGGATCTCGCGGATCATCGGACCACAACCCCTCGTGGTGCAGGACAAACTCAAGGCATTGCTCAAAGTTGCTTTTCATTTCCGCACCATCCGGTTCATAGCTTCGGTCTTTTCTTTAGACCCAGCAGAAGAACCAAAGTAATAGGCCACAACCCCACCCCAAGCCGTCCCCAAAGCCCCAAGCATAACCAGAAGCGCCTCTGAACTTCCGGTGTTTGGTAAGCCAAAGCGAAGCATCCAGAATAGAACCCCAAAGTACCCAACGGTAATCAGACCAGCCAAAACTCTAGGGGTCCAATCCCTCAGAGACACTTCCCGGCTTCGCGCGCTGTCGCGGTCCTCATTTGAGATGCGCTCAAGGTCAATGTCCAACTCGCGCATCTTCACGGCAAACTCTTGTTCAGCCTTCTTCAAAGCCAACAACTGCTCCGGGGTGGCAGAAGCAACAGCATTCTCAAGCTCCTGCTCAGTCCCATCCGGCTTGCCAAGCAAAGCTTCCGAAATGGCACGAGTAGCCATACCCGCAAGAGGACCACCAACAGCACTCGCAATGGATGGAGCAACAGTACGGACAAGATTTAGAATTGCTTCCACACTATCTCTCCAACATGAATGTCAGATTTTGGTGCCGAGGATACGTTACCGTGCGTTCACCTTCTGGACATTTATACTTGATGGTCGCCAACAAAGTTGCCTTTCCGGGAGCGGTGGCTTCTTTGTCTGAAATGTCCAGAAGATAAGTGAAAGTATCAATTTCGGGGCCAGCAGGCCCTGTGAAGCGCGTCATGCTTGGTGTCGCCTGATGAATAACACCAGCGCCATCACGCACTGTCACCTCAAAATTCTCAACCGAACAGTCATCCCGCTTCTTAATCCGAGCCACTGTTACGGTAACAGGATGACCAATCTTAGCTGACTCAATCCTGAAATGCTCAGGAGACCAAACCAAGATCTCATTCTTGAACCACCCAAACTTCTCACCCGCGCTGTAGCCTCCAACTGCCAACGCAAAAGCTGCGGTAGCAAGCTGAATTACCGGGGTGATTTTGGGCAGTTCCATGAGCTTTGCCCAGCCAACTCAGTCTGGGCTAATCTTGGGAAATGTCTTCTTCCCTAGAAGTCTCTGAACCGTATCGGTCTCATAGATGCGTATAACGGTCCAAACAATCGTGAAGATTGCAGCAATGCTAGGTAGAATGCCAGCCAACGTAGCCACCACAGTCCCTATTGAAAGGGCGTCCACCACATTCTTTGCCGCTTCATGAGTGTCAGTCATGTCAGCACTTCCATGCTCGCAGGGATTTGTTAATCCTGCTGTTTGGATCATTGGCGGTCTTAGATGAGGTAAGCTTCTTCTTCATGCCCTTCATCCTGGCACAGAAGCTATCCCGCCGAGATCCGCCCTCTGGTTGCGGTGGCTTTAACCCAGGCTTCCCTGGATTGGCCCGATTGTAAGAAGCCCTGCCTTTGGCATTCAAGCCGCCAGCAGGGTTCTTGCCCTCTTTCCTCTGCCATGCAGGGGTCTTAGCCATAGAACACCATCACAGATGCTATATCGGTGATGTCAGCATAAACCCCCGATTGGAACAAAAGCCCCTCACCTGGGAGAAGAACATAGTTCGTGCTTGTGGAACTGGCGATTGTGTTGATCGTGACTTTGGTTGCCCCTCCAGAGGAGCCATCCTTCAGGACAACACTACCAGCACCAGCCGCAGGAGCAATATAAATTGCCTTCACACGGCAACGCCCGATGGCATTCCCAGCTTGGTCGTTCATCACGCCGTCACTTGTCCTGACGGCGCTTGCAAGAATATCTGTCTGCATGACGCAGAACCCTCCTTAGCTATTAGGCGCTGGTGGGATTCTGAGCGCCGTTGGATGCCCGCTGAATGTAGGAGACCGTCACATAGAACTGACCAGCGGTGAGGGTGGCGGTGCCAACCGCAACGCGCACATAAACCGTGGTGTCAGCGGATGTGGAGGTTTGCCAAGCAGCCTGCGTAGAAGCAGTGGCCGTACCACGGAAGCGACCACCAGCCGTAGTGGCAACCGCCGCCATAAGCTCGGCGCCACCAGAGGTGCTGCCAACAGAAACCGTGGTGGTACCAGCGGTAGCTGCAACCGTCTGATCCACAACAATGTCAATGATTTGAGAGCCTTGCGGGATACGGAAAGCCAGCGTGTCAATGTTGCCGACTGCATCCCCGGTCAAGTCACCGCTGTTGTAGGACTGAGCGAGAACTACAAGCCCGGTGTTACGGGCCGCGCCTTCGCGGATGGTGCCGGAACGAATAGGACCGGAGAACGTGGTAAAAGCCATTTTACCCTCTGCACATCTAAGCCCTACTGTTTGTGCTGATCTGCCGGGACAGTCAGTAGGACCGGATTACCCCGGTGGCATGGACATTATGCCTGTCTTCAAAGCATTCCCGCAAGTGAAATGTTTAGAAGACAGGGGGATTTCTCCCCCTGTCCCAGCCGTCAGGTTGAACCCGGCGAGCCAAAGATCCCGAGCGGATCGGACACACCGAAGCTATAACGCTCACGAGCCTTATAGCGGGCGTTGCCCGTGTCGAAGTCGCCGTCCATGGAGGTAGCCAGCGGGGAGCGCACGAAGTGCTTCATGCCGTTGGGAACATCCGTGGTCAGGAACCACGCATTCGGGTCGGTCAAGAAGTGGTTGACCGTGTAGCCTTCCGGGACGGACCCGTTGGACTTGATCGCGTTGATGTCGTTATCAGCCGTGCCAGTACGGAGTTCCGTTTCCAGCAAGCGGGTGGCAATGAACATATTCGCAGGCGGAATGATCAGCTTGCGCGGGCGAGCCGCGATGAGCAGACCACGTTCATCCGTCCACGCCGCAATCTGAATGACAGCCGCCTCAAGGGAGGTTTCATTCAGGTCAGAAGCGGTGGCAGGACGGTTGCTGTTGTAGCCACCGGACACCAACGGGTGCGCCGTGCTGAACAGGGTCACGCCGTCACCAGAGTTGTAGCTGGTGAAGCCGCTGTTCAGCGGATACGCCGCCTTGACTTGCTTCGTGTACGCCATGGAGCGCGCGAGCGCCTTGGTGTAACGGGCAGACAGGCTGTCATACAGGTTATCTTCCATCGCTTCTTCAGTGATGGAGAACCCATACGCAATCGTTTCATGCGTATAACGGGCGGTCCAGGCTTCCTGGCCGTTATCATACGCAATCGCGGCGCCTTCGTTCTTAACCGGGGCAGCAGCGAAGCCAGACAGCTTCACTTCTTCTTCAAAGGAACGCTCCGAGGTTTCGGTCTCGTAGATTTCCTTATGCTCCTCAGCGTACCGCTTGTATTCCAGACCGAACAAAGCGTTCAGACCCGGAAGCAGTTCCTTGAGTAGCTGTGCGCGACTAATAGCCATAGGTCACAGCCTCCTTTACGACGCGGCGGTACCGGCGGAGCCGGTATTGCCAGTGCGGTGGAAGTGCGTGTTGATACGCACGATGACATCGGTGTACGCATCACCAATGCTGCTGGTCGTGCTGTTGACAAAATCAACAATACGAACCGGCAGAGTGTTGGTGGTAGCGATGCTGGAGGCGTCAAGCGCAACACCGGAGTTGATGTTGGCGCCAGAGTTACCAGCAACCGTCTGGATCAGAGCCGCGTTGCAGCCCAGAGCCGTTTGCGCGAGGGTATCGTCAGCCTGGATCTGGAACAGCGCATCCGGGTCATCCACGACATAGCCTTGGATGTCAGAGGCAGTGTTGCCAGAGGAGTAGTTCTGACGGAACACCTTCCCGTAGGTCGGGTCAGTGAACGTGCAGCCCACAAACACGCCAACAAAACCAAAGCCGCCACCCGTAGAGGTGACAGTCGTGGCAGTGGTGGTCGCGTTAAAACGCGCCAGATAACCACGGGAAGAACCCGTGTTGGTGATGATCACCGGATCACCGTACTGGATGCTCACAGAGTAGCTAGCAGGAATCGCGTAAAGGCGAGTCGAGCCAGCATACCCTTGACCACCCAGAAGGTTGATCGGGCGAAGCCCGTACGGAGCAAGCGTAGCAGCCATTTTCCGTTACCTTTCTAGGATATGGTTGAGGATAAAGGCCAAGAGATTATTCCCTTGGCCCACGGCCAAACGTGGTCCGAGAGGAACGCTCTGGTTTCAGAAGCGGCATCCTCGGGTCGTTCTCGCGCATCAAATTGTTGTCCACGCTCTCCATCTGCTGCTGCGCCATGTTTCCGTAGTAAGCCTCGCGCTGCTTGGCAATTTCTACCGGGATTTTGCAGAGAAGGAGACCACCAACCTCGACATTGCCTTTGAAGCGTCCGTCTTGGTCGGCAAACAGCATAAGCTCAGGATGATCCTCAGCACGAACAGGCACATAGCCCTCGCGCATTTGCCTGCTGACATTGGTGTTGTCCGCATTATTCATCATAGATGTGCGAACCCAGCGGAACACATACCCGTCCTGTGGCTTCGGGTCGGGGAGAATGGAAGGAGGCTTCCAAGAAGGGACGCGGGTTTGGTGTTCCCGGGTTTCGAGGTCGCGGGGTGTGCGGTCAGCCATTACCGTACTCCTTCAAATACTGAGCAGCGTACTGCTCGCGTGTTAAACCCAGACGACGAGCAATGGACTCCTGCGTCGAGGTCATCTTTAGTGAGCGAGTTCCCTTTGTCGTCCTGGCGGCAGGAGCAACAACGCTCGCAACCCTAGCCTGGGCGGGGGCCTCGGCGCTGGGTTCTTGGAAATACTCCGAGAATCGTTTTCTCACACGAGAGTTGATTTCGTCAAAGTATTTATTGCTACGAGGGTCAATCTTATGTTCCCGAATCAGCACATCGCTGACCGCATAAGCATAACCCGTCATTTCTTTCTCAAGCTCACTGCCACCTTCGAACCAAGGATTATTCTTGGCCCATTTGACAGCTTCAGGGTCAGGCCCCTGGCGCTTCGGCGGCTCTAACCGCTGAGGCTCAGGAATCGGCTCCGGCTTGTAAGCAGAATACCGCTCATGCTCATTAACCAGACGCTGAAGACGCTCTTGGTGTTCAATGAACTTGTCCGTTTCGCCGCCCTCAAACGCCTCTTTCATGGCGCGTTTGGTGGCATTGATCTCGGATTCAGCCCGCGTCTTGGCCTGATTTACAGCAAATTGCTCACTGCTACCGGCCAATTCCCGGTATTTCTTGTTTTCTTCAGCCAGCCTATTAGCCAACTGAATAACCTCATCCCGCTCACGAGCCGCAAGCTCTTTAGCTCGACGCTCCGAGTGGGCCTTGAAGGCTAGCTCCCGAACCTTATGCCGGGATTCCTCGCGGTATTTGGAGATTTCTTCCTCGGTAAGGGTGATGTCATCATCACTTTCCGTTACCTCGGGAGCAATGGGCCGACCCCGATCCTCTTCGGGCATATCGTCCACGACTTCAATCTCAAAGCCTTCGTCTTGATCGTCTGTTTTGCGAGCTTCACTCATACCCGTGAAATCCCCCGTGGATCTTCGACAACCGCTTCCACCATATCATCGTTGATCAGGCGGAACTCTTTGCCGTGAATCTTGATTCGCGTGCCACTATAGGCCCGGAAAAGCACCCAATCCCCCTCGTTACACCAGGGGCCATTCGGGAATTTCTTTTCATCAAGGTAGCACAAATCACCCATCTTCAAGACAAACCCAACAACGGTAGCGAGGGCTTCCGTGTTGCGGACTTGTTCTGGGAGATAAATGCCACCGTCAGTCTTTTCCTCAAGCTCTGGGAGAGCAATCAGAATCTTAAAGCCCCTGGGTTCCGGGAGTTGCTTGGCTCCTCGGACTTCTCCTTCAGGCATCTTGATATCTACGTTAAGCATTTTAGTCCTCTACGCGCATTCTGGCTGCGCGATGCCCACCGCCCGGTGCGGGCGATTAGTCATGCTCTTTTAATTTCTCCACCATATCGAGCAATTCTCTCTCGGCTTTCGCCAAACCTTCAATAATCCCCACTTGATACCTATAGTCTGCCCAATCAGCAGCACATCCCGTAGCAATATGGTCCGCGTGTTCATTCATGATATTGCGAATCTTAGACCGCAAATATTCCAACATATTGTCCGTAACTGCGGCCATTACCGATTCCTCATGAGATCAACGCCAACCTTAAAGGCATCAAGCTTTATCCTTGACGCCTCCGCATCACCTTTTTGATCATTAGCCTGCTTCTGAGAAGCAGCCTTAATCCCAGCATTAACCCCAGCAATACGCTCCTGAGAATTAATCCTCTCAAGCTCGATCTGCTGCTGTTGCTGCCTGAGAGCAAGATCAGCCTGATCCTTTATGGCTTTACGCTGGACTTCCTGCTCCTTAATCTGAAGATCCTTCATCTGGGCCTGGAGAACAGGGTCTTGGGCCTGCTGCTGCGCCTGCATCTGCTGGGCTTCAGCCTGATCCTTGGCAAGAAGTTTTTGGGCCGCATCGGACATTAATTGAGACAGAGCGACCTCGATGTCTTCCGGCAAAGGCTCTTCTGGCGGCGGCAGTTCAACGCCAAGCTGCTTCTCGATCTCCTTCCGGTATTGGAAGGCAATATGCTCATTGATATGAGCCATGGCCGCAGCCTGAATAGGTCCAGCTTGCGGACCCTGACCCACCAACTGAAGGATCTTGGGGTCTTGCATTGCAGCCATGTGTACTTTGATGTGCGCTTCGTGGTCCTGATAAAGGAACGCCTTAACAGGCTTACCCGCCAGAATCGCCATGTTCTCCGATACCGGGTCCATGGGCTTCTTTTCTTTATCAGACGGGATGATCTTGTCTGGATCTTGAATCCCCAAAGTGAGAAGCATCTGCCGATGAAGCTCAGGCAAGTCATACATCTGCGGCGCCTGTTGGGCCAACTGAAGGGCAGCCTGATACTGCACCACACGCTGAGACAAGGACGCAGCATTTGGATCAGTGACGGGGATTACATCAATCCTGCCATCATAATCATCCGTTCGGGTGGCGCCCATGTCGGTTTCATACTCATAGTCGCCCTTCATGTGGGTACGGATAATATCCACAAGCAGATCAAGCTCTTGCTTCAAAGAGGCATGAAGACGCGCCTGCACCGCAGACATCACCTTCATTGCGCGCTCCATAAGCGCCAAAGTCGTGCCTACTGGGGCATTCTGGTTGGCATCGCCAATCTGAAGATCAGCAATAGACGCAAACCGACGACCTTCCTCAACCAAGTTGCTAAGTAATCCAGCTAACACTTGGGACGGCTCTTTGTAAGGAAGGAAGGTAATACTGTCCTTAATCGCACCCGAGGGGACATCCACATCCCGGAACTCACCCGGCATCAAGGGTGTACTATCGCCCTTAATCCGAAGGCCGCGCGCCTTCAAACCAGCCGGAAGGTTGGAGAGCGTACCGGCATCCACAAGCTGCCGAAGGATCGAGGTGGCAGACTTCGCAATACCACCGACCAAGTGAATCAAGCCAAATGGGTAGAAACCAAAGCCCGGAATATACCCATACTGGACGAAGTGCTGACGCTTCAGCTTCAGCGGGTCATCCTGCTTCCAGTTCCGGTAGATAGACAGGATCTTGCCGGTGGACTTTTCGACAGTAACAACATACGGGAGCGCAACGCCGGTTTCCTCACCGTCATCCCCGACATCTTCATATCCTGGAAGGTCAAGATCAACGTGCATCTCTAAGAGGATATGCCGGTCATCCTGGTCTGTTAGCTCTTCGCCAGCCAGTTTGTCTTTAATGCGCTGAATCTCATTTCGATCCGGGACGGGAGTAGAGAGATCAATGTCCCGGTAGAACCCAATGACTTGCAATTTGCGAATTTCATTGGGGTGCTTACGCATAATGTGCGTGTAGCGTGTAGCGGTTGGAAGGTCCGTAGCTCCATAAGGGGCAACAAAGTCTTCGGCAGGAACATATAGAGAAGATGGGCGTCCGAGGGTGGGATCCCAATAGACCTTCTTAAATGCTGCCCCAGCCAACGGTAGAGCAAAAAGCATACGCTCATGCTCGCTACGATAGTCGGACATCTTCTCGGTCAGCATATAGTTCAGGTCTTCTTTGACCCGCTGTGCCTGACGTTCACGCTCCGGCGTCAAACGACCCACGATCTTCGTCCGAACTGGACCGCCAGCCGGGAAGGTTTCCATAATAGCCTG